CTAGGAGAAATATCTTTAATAAAGAAAGAGTATTTATCTGACTCTAAAGCTACTCTATAAAAATTATAAAATATATTATAGTCGCCTTCATTATATCCAAAATTAGTTAAATCTTCTAAGGGAAATACTATAACTTCAGGAGTAGATTTTTTGGTTATAGTATTAGGTACATTTCTAATAGAAAAACGAGTATTTCTAGTTGAATCAAGAAGATCCCCTGTTGGAGTTTCTAACGAAGTTAGAATATAATCAGTCTCAGGATTAAAAAGAGAAGAAGATAATATAGAAGGTATTAAAATTTCTTGACTAGAGAAATATTCTTGATGTACAGAATCAGGGATGTATGATAGAGGTATTATATTAACCATAATCAAGAATTAGTTTTAGTTGTTAAATCTACAATACTCTTTTGGAGTTCCAAATTTTCTTCTCTTAAAGATGTAATTTCATCAAGAAGAGCTTGTATATCATCTGTTAATATAACAGAACCTACATAGTCTGAACTTTGTTTTATGAGATATTCGTGTGAATTGATTTCTCCAAATTTAGGTATATCATAAAATAAATCATTATATAATTGAAAAAATTCATCTATATTAACTTCAGGTTCAGTAGGAGAAGTAGGTTGAAGTAACTCATTAAATTGGGTATCAATTACATTCAAATAAGCTTTTTTATCGTAGAGTTTTTTTATTAAATCTACTTTACTTCCTGAGTTTATCATCCGTTTATTACTTTGAAATAGTAATTATCATCAAGTATTAAAGTCTCACCTCCTATTATAGTTTTTATCAAAATCTGGTAGTATCTTTCGGGTTCTAGTCCGTTCATATATAAAGTGAAATAACTACCTTCACTATCAGCACTTATTTGAGTATAATTTATATCAAAATCTATAATAAACTCATTAGTATCTAAATCTTTTATAGCATAATATGAAGATGTTGGTAAATAATAATTTATTATGTAAGCTGAAGCGGTTTGGAATGTTTTAGTTGGGAATTGAGGTCTACAATTAATTCTAAATTTTTCAACACTACCTAATCTATAATAACCATTGTTATCTCCTAAAGAGGCAACTATTCTTGATGTATCAATAATAGTATTGGTGGAGGATCCGGTGTTAAATAAATAGTCTCTCCATCTAAATTCAAGACATGGTGGGTATATAGTGTGTGTATCTATAGAAAAATACTTAACAGTAGTAACATAATTTTGGTCAGCTACAAACTCACTTGAGTTGGATTGTTTAACAATAAAACCATCATTACTAAATCCTCCTAAACTTTTAGAAGAGCTATACCAATTTCTAACTATATTAGTAACATTAGTATTTAAGTCTTTATCACTAGAATAACTTAAAGTTTGAGAGGCAGTTATAACTAAACCCAAAGCTGACCCAGTGTACCAAGTTCCTCCTCCAGGGTTGGTTGAGATATAAGAGGCAGTCACATAAGCTGTAAAAGTAGTAGGCCATTCTCCTGATCCTGAGGTTGATCTATATTTCCAAGATACTCCATTTGTTACTTGAGGGGAATTAGAGTATCTACCAGTACCCATATTCCATGATCCTGATATGGGGTATATCTCAAGTGTGGTATCTGAGTTTAATCCTGTTATGTTGGCTACAAAATTCCTTAGATTGGTTTGGTAAGAAGAGGTACCTATTTTATTTTCAAATAAATCATTTATCTCATCTTGGGAAAATTTAAGAAGATATCTACTAACTTCAGGATTATTTGTATTATAAAAAGTAGAGGCTTCTAATATCTCATCAAATCCAGTATTCATTAAAGGATACCCAGAATATATGGTAGCGTCTTTTTCGGGGAATATTTTATATATTGCCATTTTTATTAAATTAGATTGATACTACTCTACCTTTTATATCAGAATTAGGAAATTTAACTTCAAAAATTGAAGGATCTTGAGAAGGATAAAGTACACCATTACTGGTTGCTCCATTTATATCATAAGCATATTTAGAATAACCTAAACTCTCACCTACTTTATTAACAATAGAAATATTTTTTACATTTTGAACTCCTTTAACCCTATTTAAAAGTAAATAAAGCTCATTTAAAAATATAGGTTGATTAATTTGGGAATTGTCCACATTAAAATAAGTTACTAACTCATTTATACATTGAGTTAATACTTCATTACTATTAAAATTAGGTAACACTAAAATTTCAAAGTTAACACCTATATTAATTATAAAGGCGTCTCTAATTTTAATAGAATCATTTATAATTCTATATTGAGATAGATAAGTGGTTAAATTTTGTTTTAAAGTTTGAGTAGCTAAAGTTAAATTTTTATCTTGATCAAAAGCTAAAATATATAAATCTAAACTTGTTGGGATTTCCCCAGGCAGGAGATTTTCAAGTTTAGTAGGTTCTATATAAGCTTTAGCTATAGAACCGTAAAGTGAAGGCATACTTAAAGTTCTAACTAAATAATCTTCTTGAGTTACAGTTCTTAATTGAGCCGCGTAATTAGCTAAAGAATTATATCTTAAATCTATCTCAGAATCTCCATCATTGCCCCCTGAGGAAGCGTTTGGGTTTGTGACCGCTAAGGAATTAAAAATATTTTGAGCTAGGGTAGGATCTAGATTACTAACACTAAACTTAACACCTGATGTAGTTGATAGTCTACCAATTGAGTTTGCAGGGACATTAGAGCCTAATCCCCCTCCAGTTAAATATCTAACAGTTAGAGTAGTATTAGAGGGAGCTATCCCATAAGTTTTGGTAAATAAAAAGTTAGAAGGAGAAAAAGCAGTTGTTAGTTTACTTTGGATTGAGGGTAATCCTAAACCAATGTTATCAGGATTAGGAATAATAACCTCATCAACATCATTATTTGTTCCTGCTCCAAATTGGAGCTGTAAAGTGGTAGGGTTTATAAATCTTGAAACAAATCTTCTTGGTACTTTTTTCAATTGTAAAATATAAGGTACTTGAGAAGCATCAGATTGAGCATTTGGATCAGAAAATGGGTTAGTATTTTTAACTGATTCAAATATTGTTTCTTGGGCTAAATAATCTACTTCATACCATTCATTTCCTTCAGTGTCTGTTATATCTAATATTCCTATAATATTATTATTTGATATTTCTATTGTCTCAAATTTAACAGGATCTCCAACAGAGATATTTAAAGTGTTAATTGTAGCTGAGATGGCTTTGACTGTTTTTTTAAGAAGAAAGGTTTTTGGTTGTTCACCTTCTATCTCATAAATGGTTACTGTTGTAGGATCCAAAGAACTAGACTGACTAAAATCAACAACATCTTGGGTAAGAAAAGAATTATTAGAAAATATTGTATTATTAACTGAAGTATTTTGAGGGATGATTAAAGCATATCTAAAGTCAGGGATATTTTGTCCTAAGGTAGGGTCATATATAGCTGGGAGGGTTTGGAATATGTCTAAGTCTACAGTTGAAACTCCTGTAACTTTAGGTTTATAACCCATCATATATGCTAAATCATATAAATTATTTAATTGTCTAGCATATTGAGTAAAATTCTCTTGGATCTGGTTATCAGTATAAAAGGCCATAACATCCCCAACATAAGCCGCCATCTCTATAAACATAGTGCCTGGAGAAGCAGGGCTAAAGTCAGTTACAGTATTAGGGAAGTAAATTTTAGCATATTCAATAAGATTATTTCTTAACTCAGAAAAATCTCTATTTATATACTTAATATTTCTATTAATTCCGTTATTACTATTTATTAAATCATATGGCATTATAATGGGATGTTTAATTCTAAAAATTCATCTAAACTTGTAAAAACTGAGTATGATATTTGTATAGTAACTATATTATAATCAGAATTAGATATTATTTTAACTTCTTTTAAATTAACAGCAGGAAAGAGTAATCTGATCTCATTTTCTATATAAGTTTTTAATACCTCATTATAAAAAGTTGAGTCTTGCTCAAAAAGAAATTCATAGATTCGACTACCAAAATTAGGGTTTAAAGGTCTTTCTCCTTTACTATGGAGAAAGTAGTTAATCATATTAGATTTTAATTGATCAGCTGTTGTGTAATTTATTCTAAATAGGGCATCAGACCCTGAGATGGCTGTTGAAAGAAAAGGAACCCCAATACCAACACCAATAGCCGGTTGTTGATCAATAGCTGGGAGGTTTCCGATTTTGATAGACATTATTTATTCATTAAATTCATTATCTGATTCATGCTTAACTCACCAGCAGGAAGATCAGAACCAGGCATAGCTCCTCTAGGATTAAACTCAGCTACATTTTGGGTTGTAAAAGTAGCAGCTGTTTCACCTAAAATGTTTCTATATTGTTCTCTTTTTTGTTCCATAGTTAAAGAAGGAGTAGAAGAGTAGGATTGAGGGGGAGGAGCATATTCAGAAACTACCTGTTTTGGAGCTTTAACAGCTTCTAATAAAATTTCTCTTAATTCTTCTCTAATAACTTCTCTAACAGCTTCTTTAATTATAGATTTGAAAGTATTAGTCTTCATTGTTTATAAATATTATGTTAATCACCTTTTAAATTTTGAATATCAATTATAAATTTTAGTTCTTCAACTAAAACATTAGGATCAGAAGCGAAAGAAGATTCACTTTTTAATCTTACTACTTTCTTTTTATCTAAAGCTTGAGCAAATCTTTTAGGGTATGGAGTTTGATTTAAACCATCATATTTTATTTCAAATGTAAATCCTTTATAAGTTCCAAATCCCTCTTCAGTTATATTTTGGTTTAATTCATCATTAATAACCTCATATTCAATATCTAACTCTTTAGCACATTTTTCAATTAAAGTATCTAATTTTTTTAACTCATCGTTAATTCTATTTAAAATAGTAATAACAAAATTTTCTAAAAAATCAAATCCTCCAGCTATAGATTTAAATTTGTTTAAAGTTTCTTTTAATATATTAAATATGTCAGATAATATTATTATGTTTCCAGCTGTTACTCCAGGAAGTGCAGTTGGGAGTGGGATTAATTTTAAAATAGAAAGAGCAGGGGGAATAGGAGTAGTTATCTTAGTTATAAGATTACCAGCTCTATCTAGAGTTTTAATTTGATTTTGTAATTGGTTAACCCCACTAGCTAAAGCATTTCTTTTTTCTATAATTAATATTAATTGTTCTTTAGTTGGGCAAGCGTCCTTAGGGAATTTAGTTTTTAATTTATTAATTTGAGTTAATAAACGTTCTTGTATCCCTGCTACTTTTTTAGCTAAACTTTGTAAAAGACCTGAAGAAGGCATTATAAGGTTTTATTGTTGGGTGATTTTAAAGTTTCTAAAGAGGCTAAAGCTTTACTAATAGTTTGATTAGATACAGCAGATTGAATATTAAGAGGAGCAAAAGGAGCACCAGGAGGTAAACTTGTTAAGACTTGAAGTTGATTTAAAGTAGATTGAAGAGCTATTAAAACATCTCTTAATAAATCAATAGTTTTATTACCTAATAATAAGGGCTCAGTAGCGTCTTTACCTCCTAAATAAATTTGGGGAGAATTTACAATTACTTTATTTTTACTGTCTATATTAACTGAATCTTGAGAGTTTAAGTTTATAGACTTAGCTGTGTTTAATAAAACATGGTCTTGATTAGCATTTAATACGATTCTACCTGAATTGAGTAATATTTGGGGTTTAGAATATTGATTAACAGATTCAGGAGAGGTAGAATATGAATTGTAATTAAAAATATTAGGATTGAGGGGAATTTGTTGAGTGGAGGTTAAATAAATAGAAGCTTTATCTTCTTGAATATTTTCTTCTACAGTTGTCCAACCTTCACTAGTTTGAGGACCTTGACCATTTCTAATTTTTATTAGAGGATCTTTTCCTTGACTACTACCAAATCTTAAAGAATTCCCAAATCTACCTTCTAATATATGGTCACCTTCAAAAGGCTGAAGGGGATTTATATTTAGTTGTTCTATAAAAGTATTACCTAATTCAATTTCAGTTCCTCCATCTGTAACTTTCCTAAAACTCCCAGCTTCAATCTGTTGGTAGTCTTTCTGTTGAGGTGATGGAGAATTAGATGACCCGGGTATGGCGTTATGATGTTGGCTTCCCCATATGTTTATTGGGGGGAAGTAGTATGAACGAGATGAATTAGTACTTTGCTCTAAATCTGTTGATGGGAGAGATAAAACTACTACTATCTCATTCAGTAAGGGATATTGTTTAATATTTGGAAAAAGAGGGTAAATAATTGAAATTGATGTAGATGGAGTACTAGAAGGAGAAGTTACATCTTCAGCAAATATTATTCCTATTGAAGCCCATTCTCCATATTCTTCAAATTTAGGATGATCTTGATTTAGGATAATATCCTTAACCCTCTTAACTGTTATTATCTTTTCAGATAAAGAAGGAGGGATGTTATAAGAACTTAAAGCATTTTTACTTAAACCAGATATACCATATGTAGGACTAGGCATTATTTTTTACCTTTATCTTCATTATATTTTTTTACTTCATCTAATAACTGTTGTTTTTCAGCTTCAGTCATCCCAAATACTTCTCCTCCTTCCTCAGCTTGCATAGCTCGTTGAACAATTGTAGCCATTTTAATTAAAGCTTCATCATTTTTAACTCCTATTTCAAGATATTCTTTTATTAAAGGAACTATAAGAGTAGCATCCCCAATTTCTTGAACCATTGGTTTAAGTTCATGAATTAGAATAGAAATTTGTTCTTCTTTCTTTTTCTGGTTGTTATAAATTTCTTCTAAAAGATTAGAGAAAGTTACCTTTCCAAATATTTTTTTATCAAACTTACCCATGATTATAAATATATCTTGGTTAAAAATTGGTATATCCGTTATCTAAATAAAAAAGATATTGTTCTTTATATATTTCGCCTAAACGATCTGCGACGCGTGTTATATGTGGGGTTTTAACATCTATCATCTCTCTAATATAAATGTAAAGGGCTTTTTTATTAAAAATATCTATATTTTCTCTTCTTCTAAATACTTCTAATATAGCATCAGCTACTTGAGCATCTTTATCTTTAGGAAAGAGTTCATAGATATTATTAGAACAATATTCTACATATTGATCTATAAAATCTGATATAGCATCAGTTTGGTTAAGGGGTGTGTCTAATTCATAGGAATGGTTAAGATCCTTATATAACTCTTCAACTGGGGCTTTGTCTACTCTTTTTTTATAGTTTTTAGTATTTTGGATTATAAGGTATCTCTTAACTATGGTTCCAAAATATGAATAAGCTTTGGCTCCTTTACTAGGATCAAAGAGGTGAATCTTTTGAAGAAGAAAGGTTATAATCTCATGTTGGAGATCTTCAATATTATCTACTTCAGTATAGTAAAATTTAAAAGTATGAATAATATTTTCTGTTAATTTAAAAAAGGCATAATGGATATGTCTATGATAAATTTTTGCCTTTTCATCAGTGGAAGTGGCCTTATTATAGGTCACTATAGCATCCTCAGTTTCTTGAGTGAAGTAATTATTTGATGATGGTTTTTTTTTCTTTATAACTTCCTCTATCATAATTTATTCATTTTAAAACTTGATAAAAGTTGTTGTAGGTTTTTTATTTCTTCATATATGAAACCTACCTCATCATCATTTTTGAAAATACCTCTACTATCTATATTTTTGATTTTTTCATCAGCAAACTCAATAGCTTTAGAAATTTGATCTAAATAAGTTTGATATCCTAATAAGATATCTTCTTGTTTTTCATTTTTTCTTAAAAGGTTAAAGGTCGTGAATCCTAAGACCACGACCAAACAACCTAATATACTAATTATAATTGTTATCATAGATTATCTAACATATTTTTTAAGTTAACACTTTGTATACTGCTTAAAGCCTTTTGCTTAACCGGGGTTTTTTTCTCTTTAGTTAAGGTAAAATTTTCCTTTTTAACCTCAGTTTTAGTTCCTTTAAAAGTTGGAAGCCATTCTTTTTCAAATTCAATACGAGCTGCCATCAAATCTGCTTGGTGAATAATATAAGGAAGAGCAGTTCTTGGTTTAGTAGCTGGGGAGAAGCTAACCAGATATTTTTTATTAGCTTCATCATATAATCCGTCATGAGTCTGAATGGCTATCATTTCATTAAAAGTATATCTAATACCATGAGCCTGGAGAAGGTATAGACCACGATCAGGAATAGAAGCAAAGGCTAACTTTTCACTATGTTGATAAGTTTCACCTAATTTTTCTTTCCTCCATTGATCAGTCTGGGGGATATAAGCTTCATGTTCTTCATCTCCTATTTTACCTAAGTCATGATTTAAAGCGGAGAAAACCAATTCTTCTTTAGTATAAGTAGAAGTATCTACCCCCATTTCAATCCAGACATCATTTAATTTGAGGGCGCACTCTACTACTCTAAGAACATGATCTACATATCCCCCTGGGAATGCATTATGGTATTCTTTTTTATGAGCGGCAGGCATCATAGCTATACGCTCTGAGTATTTAGAATAGAAATTGAGTAGTTCAGTGCGGCGAGGTTCTTCAATATGAGTTTTAATAACTTCTTCTAAGGAAGACCAGTTCTGTTGGATTTGCTCCGCTGTTAACTCCATAACCTTTATTTTTTTAAATTTTATTTAACTCTCTTCCTTCGATTGATTCTCTCTCAATAGAGGACCTAATATCACCTAATTGCTCTAAACACTCTGCTAAAGCAACTCTAATATTATCTAGGTCTCCTCTAGAGGCATAAAAATCTATATGCTTCATTTTAGCTTCTAACCTGTCTATCTGATTATTTATATACTCTCTCTGTTTCATTTTTACTAATTTTTTTATTTTTTAATATTTGAATTTGAAGTTATAAAACTTTTTAGGGAAGGCCAATTTATTTTGAAAAAAGGTCAAGAATATTTTTTAAAAAAACACATTTTTCATATTCTTCTATTTCTTCAAAATATTTTAAGGATAATTTAAAGGCAACTTCTAATTCTTCATCCACATTCAAGGTTATAATTTTTTTAACCTTTCTACTTTTTAAATTTAAATCTTCTATATAGCTATAAGCCCTTTCATAAAGCATAGCCTCCCCAGCCCTTTCTAATTCCCTAATATCTAATTTAGGGTCAGCTTTTTTAAACATTTCAATTAAACTCTTATTATAGAAAGTATAATTCATAATAAGTTTTTTGAACATTTTTAACTTAACAAAAGGATCATTAAAATCTATAGCTAGAGGATTAGCTTGATTAACAGGTTCTTTAGAATTTAATTCTTCTTTTCCTCCAAATAGACCAAATATTTTATTAGGGTCAATAGGCATTTTCTATAAATATTACTTACAATGATAATCAGCCGCCCTTGTAGCTATTTGTTTATTAGGTTTGATATTAGCTTTATAACCTAAAGATGTAACCCATCCTTTAGCAGCTGAGACTAATTTGTTACTGAAGTAGAATTCATCATCATTATAATCCAAATCTATCTCTACTTTTATACTTGGCATATTTTCTGAAATCAGGCTGGCTATCTCTAAAGATAATTCAGTCTCTTTCCACAACCTAGTCCAATTGTCTTTAGTTGGGGGGATAGAATTTTTTTGATAAATGTAATGAACACCATTA